GTACTCTTCATGTTCTCTTCTTAATCTTTCCTGTTCTGCTTCAATTTCAGCACTATTATCATCAGGTACTTCAGTAACTTCACCACTTACTTCACCTGTAGATTGCTCTTCTTCAGTAGTGTTATCAGTAGGGATAACTTCTACATTCTCAATATTTTCTAATTCTGACATATAAACCTCTTAAACATTGCCTTGACATGGGATAAAGCGAGCATAATCTAAAGTAGTGCCTATTACTGAAATATTCGCTGTCATACCTTTAAGAACAGGATATAACATTCTCACATTTCCTGAAGTTTCTCTTAATCTACTATCACTCCATGATGAAGATACAATAGCAATAGCAGTACCGGTAATAGCGATACTAATCCAACCATTAGCAGGTGCAGTATAGGTATTTGCCGTACCATCTAAATTAACAAGATAAGAACTAATATCTATAACATCACTAACATTACCACTAGGCAGAGATAAAGAACTAGGTTCTACACCGTTTACCTTATATGTACGTACATCACTCCATTTTCTAGTTGCGACACCTAAAGATGTTTTACCATCATCATTAGAGTAAATATAACTTGAAGCATTGGCATCATCATACTGTATGAATCTTACATCTAAGGTTTTTGATGGATTACCATTAGCATAATTAAGCTCTGATAAAATTCTAAACAAACAATTGGAAGTATCATTCTCAGGAATTAAAACTGATGTTTTAACTAAGCTACTGGTTATAGATAAAACAGGAGTTTTATTCGTGTTATCAGCAAATACTCTACCATTTGAATCTACTTTATAACCACCTATATGTAAAGGTTTTCCGGCATCTTGTAAGAGTATGCTTACACCGCAATTATTATTATTAAATACACCATCAGAAGCATTATCTGCAACAATATATCCTGGTCTTGAACCATTGAGTTTTATTTCACCATGAACATTACTTCCCGTAGTATTATTAACTATAAGCGTACCATTACCAAATGTTTTATTTCCGTTAATAGTCTCATTCCCACTCTTATGCACAACATTTGAATCATTTGCCTTTCCTGACTGCAAACTGCTAATATCTGATGTGTTTGTCGCTATCTGCTGAACTTTCGTACTGTCTATGCCTGAATTGACTGCGTCAAGCTGAGTCTGACTTAATGCATCCTGCTTGCCGTTCCATGTCTGCTTGTCTGCCGCGGTGACATGAATTGTGGTGTCACCCGTGTGGGCGGTTAGTGCTGAAGCGTCGGCCTTGCCATTCAGCAGAGTATCTGTCTCAGGCTTGGTGTAGTAGTTGCTCAGGTCACTGTCCTTGCTCAGGTCAATCAGCAGAGCACTCAGAGTGGCTGTGCTGTTTGCAGTGTCCACGGCAGTCAGAGCAAAGAGCTTGCCCTCTGAGTCAAGCACCTTGTCACCTATCTTGACATTGTCAGTGTTATCAAGTGCAGAGAATGCCACAGTGCCCAAGGCAGTCAGAGAGACTGATGCATATCTCAGCACATATGCCTGAGTGACTCCTGTGTCCCATTTGCTCCTCTCCTCAGAGGTGATGTGGATGTTCTCATTTGCCACATGTGCTCTGTAGCCACCCACAACAGAGTCAAGTGTTGTCCAATTTGATGCTAGGCCGTCATAGCAATTACGTTCGCCCTCACTAGGCAGGTAAATGCCGTTATCTAATGTCTGTCCCATTTAAAACTCCTCATATGTACCGTACGGAGCTATGCCGTATGGAGAGATACCATAACCAACCAATGATGGAATATCGTCTTTGAACACATCCTCATCGTAGTTCACTAAGGTAAGGCTTACTTTTTTGTCTGCAGGTTTTACCGCTGTCACCCAACACTTCACTAGTTCCCCGATAGCAAAGAACGGATACTCAATCGTTTGACCGTAGTCATCTGACCATGACGGCAACGCTCTGTCTATCGTCAGATTATGACTGTCATTGCGAGTGTACGTGTACTGCTCACAACTTCCGTCAAGCTTACGGATGTAAACAATACCGCTCTGCAGCTCCTGAGGAACTTCCATGTCGGTCGTCACTGTCAAGGCGGCATCGTCGTAGCTGATAATACGACCTGTCACGTTGCTGATGTTCTCGTCAAGAACGAGTCCAACCAAGTCATTAAACTGACAGTTGAGTCCGTCGTATTCAGTCTCAATCTCATAGGTCACTCTGGTACTCCGCAGATAGCGAAGTCGCCTCATGCCCATGGCCTGAGCCTGTTCGAGATTGGTAACTCCGAATGCGGTCAGTTTCTCCTGGTTAACCGACAGCGGATACGAAGTGACGTTCGCATCGCCATTCTCATCTACGTGGCAGTAGATTGTCTCGGTCTTGTAAGTCTCAGGTGATGTGTAGTCCACCACGACTTCATCTACGTCATCATCTTTCGGCAGATTGAAAGTTATCTGCGGTGATGATGTCAGATTCTGCGGAGTGAAGATCTGAGTCAACGGTTCCGCAACCCCCTGAACGTGTAACCTGGTGAATGACAGCTTGTTGTTCATAACAACCGGACTTGCAAAGCCTACGTTCAGACAATCACGGAGTACATCAAGCAAGGTGCTGTCGCTGTCGATAGTACCGTTCAGCGTAATGTCTTTGGACTGCCACCACGCATCATATTCGGCTAGCGACTCATCATCGACAATACCTGCGTACTTCGAATTGTCGCAGATGTACTTAATGACAGGTGCAACTTCCTGTGTCGGCTCAAGAGTTCCTGTGCTGATATTAGGAAGTTTACGAGTCCAATAGGTCGCAACCTGATTCTCGGAAAGTTCGGAGAGCGTTTCCGTCCCCTTGAATCGACCAATGATCACGGTCATATCATCGTACTTGTTGATGGTGCTGATTACAGACTTCAAACCTACCCACTTCACCGTGTTAAGTGCTCTGGTGCTGTTGTCTGATTCCGTGAGATTCTTCATGCGGAACTCATAGTTTCCCGGTTCTTCTGTCTCGATCTGATAAGTGTACGCAAGCTGATCGTTCGTGTTGTTTGTAAACGTACGAGTAGTCGTAGTCCACTCATCGTTACTTCCTGCACGTCTGTACCCGATTTCAATCTCAACAGACAGATTTCTGAATGTACCGTTGTCCTGAAGATAGCCAAGGCCGTTCGGGAATGATATGTCGTATTCGAAAATTGATGATTCAGCACCATACGGACATGCCCGGTAAGGTCCCACGTATTCGCCTGCATTAGAGCTGCTTTCGTCAAGAGTAAAGCTTAAGCCTGTCTGCGGAACTCCCTGTCCCCAGAACTCATGCCAATCGCTGAGAACTGCATAGCTTGAGCTAACTCTGCTTACTGTATAGAGACCTGTTGAGCTATCATGGCCGTCAATGACGTACATGCCGTTATCCGCATAGGTGTAGTCTGCCGGAAGTCCTTGCAGCACCGTAATGCTCATTTCATATGAGGTGCTTACGTCGTATGCACTGCCAGGAATTGACGGTGCAGCCGGATATGTTCCCTGGTCAAGTTCTGCCGTGTCGAGAGTAACCGTAGCGATTTCATCGTCACCAACGGTAGAGTACGCAATTCCGAGAACCTCACAGACGGAAGTTACATCGTTTGAGTTACTTGAGCTCAATACTTGCGGTCCCGAAGTACCGCCCATTACCGTATAGGTGACCTTGGTTATCTTGGTAACGGTAACCTTGATCAGATCTCCTGCGGTCGTAGTTACTACTTCGTTCTCTTCATCGTCATATGTAGTCTCGGTAGTTCTCTCTCTCAGCCATTGCTTATGCAGTTCAAAGTTTGTTCCTGTGAAAGTGTCGGCTAGAGTTACAGCGATCTCACTTGTTCCGGTGTCGGGATCATCTGTTACCGTTTCTGCAGAACCAATGAGTCTGGTGTTGTTTGCTCCGCTGATTGTGAAGTAAGAGCCGACCGCCCATCCAAGATTGAGTTTCTTCTTGATCGGAATAGACCCCGGACCAGAAGTGCCACCTGCAATTATCTGATTAACGTAGTATGTGCTGAAGAAAGTCTTGCCGACGAACTGAGCATCTGGATTGTATTGTGAACTCTGGTCTACTTCGGTCACAGGAGGTTCGAGCGTATGACCTGATGCCGTTACTCCGTTGAACTGTAATAGCAGTACCAACACTTGTCCTCGATACTGTTCTGGGCAGTAATTTCCGTGCCCGGATCAAAAATTGAAAGAGTACATCCGTCAAGTTCACTGATCGGAGTTTCACCGACGTAAACATCTGAGAAGTCATTCTCTCTCTGGTAGTATCCTCTGCCTTGACAGAGTATCATGTCAATGAACTGAACGTTGTTTCTGTAGAATACGTGCTTATCTGCGAGGTAGTCGGGGAAGTGCTTGAAGAACCCAAAGTTCTCCGGTATCACTTCAGTCAAGCTCACTTGATTGCCTTGAGCATTAACGTCGTATATTGACGATCCCTGTTTGGTCTCACCTTGTGTTGCAGAAGACAGCCTGTTCGCCATGATAATGCCGTAAACAGCAGAACCCACTGCAAGCACGATTGAGATGATTGCCATCACCGTGCTGACTTCAATACCACCGGCCTCAATTACGAACTTGAGACTTCTAGCCTTATCGAGACGGACTACGCTCCAATCTTTCTGCGGAAACTTCACTCCATCAACATACGCTGACAGATATGCGGTCACTTCACGAGTGTATGCAGGGCACTGTTTCTGCAGCAGTTCTGCTAATGTGCAGTCGTGACTGTCAACGTACTGTGTTTCTATTATTCGGCTCAGGTCCTCACGACTGACAACTTCTATCTTTAACATATCTGTAATACCTCTTCTGCGAGAGTGCCACCCTGTCTAACTGCTCATATCTGCAGTTTTTCTCTCCGATGTATGTAAAATTTTACCGTTGATCCACAGTCCAACGTGGTAAAGTCTGCCACCAACGAAGAACGCAATAATGTCATAGTTCTGCGGCTCATCAACTTCTTTGAACCGCCCCTCATGACGTTCCCACATCAGACCTCGTGTCATGTCTTTCTGTCGAAGATCCGTGTAGTCGTTAAGTTCTATGTTCAGTTGTTCCCTATATGCATCCACGATCAATCCCCAACAGTCAAGGTTCGGGAACTCTCTTCCGTTGGGAGTATGTCTTATCAGCAGATAGTCGTCTATCTTTCTTGTCATTCTTTGTCCTTATGCGACATATTTAAGTCCCGGAGCGTTATTTGCTGTGTACCTCAACTTCGGGAATTCCGTGTTCAGCATGTCGCAAAACGATGCAGTGAAGTTTGCCTGGTCTCTCGTCAGCTGTCCTCCGGTAACGGTCAGAGTCAATGTGTACAGAAGTTCCTTTGTCTCCGAATGCCATTGTTTGAGCGTCAGATAAGTCGTTGCATGACTCGCCAACGCTCTCTTAATGTAGTCGTAGCACTGACCGCTGACTCCGCAGATGCTGAAAGACAAGTCGGTGAATCCGCTGTCCGATCTTTCAGGCAATTGGATCAAAAAAGCAGAGGCACTGTACGTTGCCCCTGCTATCTTCTGGTCTTCATATCCGAGAACGAACCGCAATTGACCGATGTCCTCATTGTCTATCTGCAGAGTTACCGTCGGAAGTTGCCCTCCCGATGCATATATCTCATTAAGTGTGTATATCATGCAACTTTTCTCCAACTTTTCTCCAACTTTGTGCAACCTTAATAACTGCATGAGTAATTAAGGTTATTAAGGTTGTTAAGGTTGCCAGAGTTAATCTCCCTGATCCTCAACTTCGACAAACAGCCCGATCACTCCGTTATTCAAACAAACGTAATTTTTGCCGTTCAAACTGTAGACATTCTCGGCATTCAATTTTCCCGGTGTGTATCCTATTTTGATCGGTGATGATATTGCGGGATATGTCATCGGAACATAAAATTTCTTGATATATAGTTCATTGTTCGCAATTCGTGGGAACATCAGCGGTCCCACGGTCGGCATACTTCCGCTCGATGCTAGTCCGTTGCTGTCTGTGTCTACCCAATCAGTAAAACCTGAGTATACAGTACGTGCTGAGCCGATCATGTGACACAATATGCTTGTCGAACTAAAGTCTTCTTGATTGAGTGCGTACCACATCGAATTATTTGAGGCCTTGCAAAAAAAAGGATTGTATGACATTGCATATCCTAGTGTCGTATTATAGGCGAAATTTGTATTAGCAATTGAACCATAGCTATATGTAGCTTGTAATATAAGAAAATCATCATCTAGGCTGAAATGCGTTGCTCTGTAATGCTGTGTCCCGTTAATTAGAACAGTGTTCGGATCTTTGCTTATCACTACATTATATTCGTTGGATCTAATCACAAGTATGTTGTCTTTTTTCCAATATGAGATAGTGAGAGAAAGTGCATCAGTATTAGTCGTAATTTTAAAAATGGGACGCAACTTCTTGAGTTTAGCCGATATCCCTCGTAGGAACTTTGTTTTAATTTTCTCAACATAGCACACGGAATCCGCCCAAAATTCCCCAAATTTCCCGAAAATGTCAGATCGTGTGTCGGTGTGTCTGTTAGTGCTATATACAAGTAATGATTATCCACACTTAAGCCCAGGCATTTCTTCGTAATTCCTCGCCCTAAAAATAAAAATCCCCCGCCTTGCGGTTATTATCAACATCTGTCGTTGCTCCCGATGTCGAACAATAGAAAGGTTCGCCCGCCCATTTTGCCGATCCGATCTCTACTTTCTCTTGAATTGAAATGCCAAGGTTATGACTAAGAATGAACGTCACAAGAGCGCCCAAGATCTTGTTTTCTGCCTGAACTCTTGCTGATACGGTACCGTCAGTGTAGTCACTCACATTAGCAGTGAAAGTCACTGTTTTCTTGAAACTCATCTCTACTCCTCCACAACTGTATATACACCTGAGCTGTCTCCAAGGTCATCTACATCTGAGATTATCCTTGCAGAGTCTACTATAGAGAACT